GTTCATCGCACGGTCATATGTGTCATAGTTACCATATCGCTCAGACACTTCTTGCTCCCAACGCTGACGTTCTTCCATAAGAGCCGCTTGTGTACGTTCTTGTAATCTCTTCGCAAAAGCTTGTGATTGTTCCATACCTTCTGGTGGTTGTCCTTCTTGATTTTCTCCACCTTCCAATTGTCGCCCGGGTGGTGTTTCTATTTGTCCAGTTGGCTCTGTTATTTCTCCTGTATCTTGCGGGGGCGTGAGTTTCCCACCTAAGTCGCTAGGATGTACCGTTTCCGTTACGACCTCACCACCGCCTTCCAAACCATTAAAGAATTGAAAATTACCTACACGTAAACGAAATGGTTGTAACATCTTTCTTTCCTCCCGTGGGTAGGCGCAAGTCCACATTCGACGCCCAAATTTTTGTATAGAAAAAAGCCGCTGTTAGTAGCGACTTATAAAACAATCCAATCTTCTGCTAAAGTATCAGAAGTACTTGGAGACCATGTAGCAACATCGTTTTGGGCTGTTTTCAATGCAAGATATGCACGATACGGGACATTTTCTCCGCCAAATGCTTCTTTCATAATATCTGTAGCTGGTGGATATGATGCAGCAGGCACATAATAAACGAACATACCTTTACCATTCCAACCTTTACGTGCAATTTTATTTCCCTTTTTAACTGCTTCAATTGCTTGTCCGAAGTTCATTATTCAACAACCTCCCAATTCTCAGCGAATAATTCAATGTTCGTTTCCTTCCACGGAACTCTACCAAAACGAGATTCTACATACAAATATGGAGCTGTCATTTTGCTATGTTCATCAGGGAACTGTGCGCGAATTACTACATCGTTACTCCATTGTGGTAATCGCATACCCTTACCTTTTTTCACTTCTTCAAACGCTTTCCCAAAATCCATTTATTTCCCACCCTTCTGCACTTGTTTTTCTACTTTCTTTTCTTCAATATCTAATTTACGATGTTGTAACTGTAAGTCTTGTTCTTTCATAGCTTTCTGCTCTTCTTGCATGTGTTGTTCTTGTTCCATCTGCTGCCTTCTATCCGCTTCCATTGGCGCATTGAGTGCCTCCATATGTTGCTGTACATGGTCATCAACTAACTGCTGCACTTCAGGCAGTAATTCATCATATACGCTTGATTTTCGGAATGCATTATGAATATATACATGCACTTCATGGTCATAAAAATCACGCACCTGCGGTGTCGCCAGTGGTAGTTGTGGAGGTTGCATGCCAGCCTGCATGGGGTCTACACCTTGCGCTTGCATCGCTTGGGCTTGCTCCTCAAACTGTTGCTCTTGCATGCTGTATTGTTGCAATGCTTGTAACGACTCTGGATTCTGTGCAATTTCCTCGAACTGCTTGTTTTCCATTTTTGCTTTGTTTTCATCAAGCTGCTGCATTTCAAACAATTCATTACTATCGCCCATGCCCATGAGCTTTAAAAATCCCTGAGTATCTGGTGAACCGTCTTTCTTCACAATTGCCCCTTTGTCCCACATAGTCATAATGCGGTCTTGTTGCGCTGATTTCATTTCTGGAAGAGAAGAACCTTGAATAATATTAATGTCTTCTCCACCACTTAAATCAGATCCAGTAAAGCTTACTAATTCAATATCATTATCAGGACCAAGAATACGGGCCATACGTTCTTCGGTATAATGTTTCTTCATCAACATAAGTACACGTTGCAATAAACGTTTCATACCATGCTCATAGTTTTGAGAAGAAACTGCAAGCTTTTCATTCTCCTGTTCTACCATTAGAGATAACCCGCTATACGTATCTAATCCAGACGGCAAACGACCTTGTGAGATTTCACGTGCACCTGATAAATCATCGATATCCGCATCGTGATTATTTAAGATACGATCATAGAAGGACGGGATATCTGGCGCACCAACTCTTTCAGGTCTCGCGCCCTCAATTGGTGTATAATGAACAATTCCGCCTTCTTCATTCGTAATTTCATCTTCATCCACACTTGACCCCATGGGCACAAGCCACATACTATTCCCCATTTTCCTAGCATGTGTGGCAAACATAGAGCGCATAATATTGATTTCACGTTGAATCGGCAACATATCTTTAATAAACGCCTCTGCTTTTACACTCCCTGGTATCGGAATATCACCAAAGATAAAGAATGGAATGTCTCCTGCATTTTCATCCATATCCAGCAATTGTCCGCCTGCAATCGTAACTTTCAAACCATTTGGATGCTTACCGCATGGTTTGATCCACATCTCATCCACCATTGCCATATTAGGACGCTTTTTACTTGTAAAATTGAATCCATTTTGCGGTGTCACATCAAACGCGGCCGCAAACCCTACATTCTCATCGGTAGATACGTCTTTTCCATACCGTTCTTTGATGTAATCAATATCACGTGGCTTTCGTTCTACGATCCAACGAATCTCTTCGTCCATTTCGGCGGCGGGGTCAATGTATACAGTGAGTGGGTCACAAATACGACACCGAATTTCACCTGTATACAACTTTTGCATATCTTCTTCGAAGCCAATTTCACCTTCCCCCGGTGTAATATCTTGACCCGCTTCCGCATCGAAGTACACTTTTGCGGCACACCAGCCTTTTACACCGTTATTCAGGAAAATATCACGTGTTTTCCGATCCATTCCCGTTTGCTCCCACCAATATTTAAGGAATTTAGATGCTGCTTTTGCAATTTCAATGCGCGTTTCATCATTACTATCAGGTACGACATCAAATTTCACGCGATTCTTAATTTGTTTTGCGAGCTTGACCATCATACGGGGACGAATTTGATTCACCGTAATCCGTTGTTCTCCGTTTTCAAGAGGTGCAGTAATCATTTTCTTACTTGTCGGATTCCACACAAGCCACTGGTTCCCACGATAATAGTTTACTTGTGCCATCATTTGGCGTTTCTCTTCCCAGTCCTCGGCTTGGGTAATACGTTCTTCCACAAGAGACACCCAATCATCAGGGCGTTTCTGTTCTTGTTTTTGTTCCTTTGGTTGATTGAGACCAAACAATGTTTCTCACCCTCTTCCCATAAAAAAAGAGCCTAGACAGTTTCTGCCACAAGCCCTTGTAATTCTGGTAATGTAGCTTTACTTTTCACTTCCACACCCTGTTCTTCCAAGTGTTCTTTCAACTCCGCTTTTGTGGCATTCTCAATCCAGTTTTCATCTTTTACAATCTCTTCTACTGGTTTTGGTTCTTTTTTCGGAATCGCATGCGCTTCTATCACATAACCAGGTATGTGTAATTCTTGAATCTCTACTGGCGTATACGCAAATGTTGGCTCAATCTCTGCCCGTCTGTCATGCATATCTTCGATACTTTCCGCTACTGCGAATTTTTCTATACTTCCTAACGTTAAATGAAACACTCTAGCCATATCGTGGTCACTCCTATTCTAAATGAAATGTGGGTACAGGCTTTTCTTCTTTCTGCGCTTTCACCATCTTCACTTCCCCCTGCTTGTATTCCGCAAAGGATGGCGCTTGGATACGGTCATATAACTCTTTTCGTTCTTGTTTCCACACATCACGTTCTTTCTGGTGTACCTGTTCTATTTTGTATGCAAATGCACCAAGAAATACAATGACTGCGACCAATACAAAAAAGACAACATACGTCATTGTAGTTGCCCTCCTTTCCTTCGCCCTCTCGATAGTCTAATGATGTGGCGATGTACTTTTTCTTCTAGTGTCACCGGTTCTGATGGAATGAACTTTTCATTCGCATGATAATAAATAAATCGATTCAGCGCTTGTGACATCGCGTCCGTTTGATCGTCATTTTTTCCATTTGGAAAAGATGCACATTCTTCCACAAAATCATGCACCCAAGGGGCTTGCCTTGGCAAATGCACATTTCCTGATTCAATGTAGGGTGAGACTGCATTCACACGTGCAACCTTCCCGCCTTGTGGATTCACTGGAATCATACCACCGATTTCATTCTTTAACATTGAAATAATAGCGGGACCATTGGCTTTGTCCTCTACTAGTTTGGCATGTGCTTTCGGATGTTTCCTTACCATATTACGTATGGCTTGTAATGTAGTTGGAAAGTTCATACGTGCCTTCAGATTATCGATTAAATACATATCAGCACCATTCTTACCCCATACCTGAATACAAACAAAGTCACTGTCCGCTTCATCTTTAAAAGTCGCATCAATACTCATGATAGTATGCACCATCTTTGGCAACGTATCATAATACTGCCACCATTTACGCTTTAATAGATTTCCTTCCGCTGCGGTTGGTCTCCCTTGATACAATGAGTTAAAGCTACTTGGATATCGTTTCCGTTCTTGAATAAACTCGAGTCCATATCGTTCGGGCCATAATGGGTCACCTACTGCCCGTCCTATTACATCATCTTCCTCGGCTTCCAGTGGAAGATTATATACTTGCCAAGGTAAAGGTTCACCATATTCCTTACTTAACAACCGACCCTGTAAATCATCTTCGTGCCATCTTGTTAGAATCAGGATGACAATTGCATCCGGATGTAAACGTGTAGAGAAAGAATCTATCCACTCATCCCATATCTTACCGCGATGTGTCTCACTATCCGCTTCCTCACGGTTCTTAATCGGGTCATCGATAATCATTAAGTCCGCACCCATACCAGTAATACCTGATAATACACCACGTGAGATCATGCCACCTATTTCATTATCTAGTAACCATTCATCATGTGCTGAACTTTCTTTCGATATTTGGATATCAAACAAATCTGTTCCATACTGTTTTACCTTCTCTTTATTCTTCTTCCCAAAACGACGAGCGAATGTATCACTATAACTTATCTCAATCACTCTGTCTTCTGGAAAGTTCCCTAAATAATAAGATGGTAACGTCTCCGTAATGGTCATCGACTTACTATGACGTGGTGGCATATTGATAGCAATGTATTGGTTCGTGGTTGGAATCTCGCCTGCATTCATTTGTTTCTTTTTATCAATCGCTTCCTGAATGACACCACCAACAAACTCACTATGCGGTGCTTTCTTATATCTACCTTCATGTACATAACACACATACTCATAGTAATCACGACGTGCTATCTCTCTTTGAATTTCATCAACTGTCGGAAGATTTTTTAAGGAGGCTTTCAAGTTGTTTCAACTCCTCTGACGTGTACTTACTTAAATCAGCCTTTTGTACAATCGTTTGTTTCATTTCACCACTATGGTCAATCTCACGTCGGTCACGCCATGCATCAGGCTTTCTATTCTTTAACCAAAAGATGACGGCAGTTGTATCAGGTGCGACTTGTCGCTTAACCCTTTTTGTTTCAACATCTTGAAAGTCATCGTCTTCACTAACTTGTTGTTTTTCCACTGTTACTTCCTCATACGTATAACCTAATGCACGTTTTAATAGTGCATTCTCTACTTCACGATCCACTACTTCTTTCCCACGCCTTACATATTGGTCAATAATAGGATGTTTCTTTCTCCAATTATGAAGCGTAGCGCGAGTAACACCCATGTTATAAGCTATTTGTTCATCAATAAGACCATCACGTGCCCATCCTTCCATTTTTAATAAGCCTTCTTTGGTTAACCATCTTTTAATTTTCGTCATCACTCTCACCTCTCCCAAAATAAAAAAGCAGCGATATCTCGCTACTTTACATTTGTTTTATTGTTTTTCCATTATTTCTTTTGCTTTCGCATAAATAGTAGAGCGTGGGACATGAGTCATTTTAGATATATCATTTACACTTAATCCATTCTCATCACGATGAAAGAACAAATTCATTGCCTGCTTAATTTGTTTCTCATCTTGTCCTTTACGTCCCATATGCTTCCCTTGTTCAATGGCTCTTGCTCTACCTTCTGCTGTTCTTTCATTAATCAAATCTCTTTCAAATTCAGCTATGGCACCTAACATAGTAAACATGAGCTTTCCTGAAGGTGTAGAGAAGTCAATTTGCTCTTTTATAAATACAACTGATATCTCTCGTTCACTTAACTCTTTCACAATCTTTTGTAAATCAAATGTAGAACGAGCTAATCGGTCTATTTTATAAACGACCAATTTATCTCCTGGTCTTAGATATTCTAACGCTTTTTTTAGTTCTTCACGGTCACTCTTGGCTCCACTTTGTTTTTCCATAAATATCTTTTTACAACCAAATGATTCTAACTTTTCAATTTGCAACCCTAAATCCTGATCTCTTGTACTTACACGTGCATATCCGACTAACTCCATTAAAACATCCCCTTTCAAACGTCTAAAAGATATAAGTCTTCTGTACAATTAATTCTAGACTATCTTTTAGATGAAATCAAGAAGAATTTTCTATTCAAATCACGTTGTTTTCGTTATCTAAACATTATGTCTAAAACTCTCAACTTTTAGACACACACAAACAAAAGAGTTAATCTTTATTTATTAAAATAATCGCTGGTCCTTCCACAACTACTCCAGCTACTTCGACTTTTACATGCGGTTCCACATGAATTTTCGTTACTCCTTCACGTGTCTCTAACTCTTCACTTATGTCTTTTGTAGATACGTTCTCTAGATTCATATGAATCCTCCTTTTGGTGTATAAAACGTTTATCACATGACAAAAAGAGCACCGCATGATGGGTGCTCTTAAAAAGGAATTGGTATGAGTGAATATGAAACAATAAAGGGTTGTCCTATACTCTACTATATGCATGACTAAGAAGGTTTGTTATTCGAAATATTACAGTATGTGATATTTTTTCGTCGGTAGAAAAAAGAACATCCTAGTGGACACTCTTAAGTTGCTTCATTTACGACTATCCATTCGTTAAGATAGAATGAAAATAAGTTTATCCTATAGTTAAACACAATATAGTTCTCACATCAATTAATTATGTCTTTTTAAAAGTCTTTTTAAAGGCGCTACAGAGAATATTAAAATTATAAACAGAGCAAACTTCAAACCGATGTTAACATCTGCCATAAACCATATATATCCACCTATAATAAAATAAAATAAAATCAGTATTCCCATGTATATATTCTTTTTCATAGTAGCACCTCATTCTTTAATAAAATACATATCTTGCAATTGAATATGGTCCATTATATCCGTTGTAAGGCGGATTTTTCATGATGCAATGATCTTGACGAGCTTTTTTTCCAGCGGCTGCTGCATTTCCCCATTTTGAAGCACTTGTTCCTAAACCAAGTGCAAAAACTCCCATGCCAGTACCTATATATTTGTTAAACCAACCTGCCACAAGCGTAGCGCCATTTGTATAATTAGATGCTTTTTGCACTTGCTTCGCCGCTTCTTTCACTTGTGCCGCACTCATTGTCTTCACAGTACTGCATGAATAAGTTTTTCCACCAGAGCTATAATCATACGCAGCCGAAGCCTCAGACACTATGCTTGTAAGCATCAATGCTGAACTCAATCCTAAGGTTAGTATAACTTTTCGTCCGAATCTCATAAAATTCCCCCTATGTAAATCCTTTTTCTATTGTGGAAGATGTCTCCACCTCGCATTCCATATAATACCTGTCATTTAAATATATTAAAAGACTGTTTTTGGAATCCTCTTCCTGATACAATGAAAACGGATTCAATAAGATAGTTCACTTAGTAAGTTATTCAATTACTCAAATGTACACATAGAAAAGAACGCTGTTTTCACAACGTTCTCCAGAAAAGTATCTATGTTAAGAGTATCGGCATGATTAGTCTATGCGATGGGAATTTGTCTGTTTACTCTTTTTAGTTAAATATCTACACTACCATAATACCTCATTTTTTGAGGCCAAAAGTGACATGATAGTGACATCTTTTATCTTTCCCCTAATTTTTCAGCGATTGCATACACAATTAAGTCTCTCCAACGTAATGCCGTTCGTTTTGTAATATGCAGCTCTTCCGCAATTCCATCCCACGTCTTACACTGTGGTTTTGTCCAATACTTTAATTTGACTAGCCTTTGTTTCTCTGGTTCTAACAGTACATATACATGTTCAATTGAATCTGCTAATTCTTCTAGGCGTCTTAGTTTCTTATGTACCGTTAATTTAGTTCCAATACGTTCCGTTGGACGATCTGGGACATTCCTTCTTCCGCCTCCGATATTCTCGTCATCATGTGGCGAACAGTAAATCAGATTCTTTCGTAAGAATGCTATTTCCCGTAATGTATCGCTGTACCCGTATAATTCACTTTCGATATATTTAAAAGTTGCTCCTTTGAGTTTCCCTGTTGGATTTTCTATCATCAAAATCCTCCTGTCGACAAACACCCTGTCTCATCTTTTTTGGCATTTTCAATAATCCGCGTTTTTTTAGTTCTCTATACAAACCACTTACATGACATCCTACTTGTTTTGCAATGACTGGATATTCCATCCCTCTTTCATATAAATCAATCGCTTGTTCACATCTTTTATCCCATTTTTCATCTGAAGTGTCCTTCCGTTCCAAAGTTCCCCCAAATATTTTTTTATTTAATTTGATTAATTCTTTTCCGATTTCACAACTGTCCATACAGTATGTAGGTGGTCCGGTATGATATTCACATCCTCTGCAATACTGATTCTGTAAATCTATGATCCGAATTCTCTTTTCTCTCCCATTCATGATGCATTCTCCTCAGTCTTTTCGTTTTCTTTTATTATACCGAGGTTATTTGTGATGAACACACTTGAAAAGAGCGAGATATTTTAAGGCGTCTAGGATCCTTTCTAGGCGATTCTATCTTTCTAGATACCTATGGTATTCGAGAAGAATTCTAACGTCTATTTACTGGGTTTCTGCGAGTCTTTTTTCGACCCGAATGTCTGGTGCATGATGAACGAGACGTTTTTTTATTAAGATAACTATTTTGTTTGATTTATGGCTTTGGTAGTACGTCAACCTTATAACAAGCGACTAACCTTATTCCGTTCAAATTATGCTTTGCCAAAACTTTATTACTTGTCTTCATGATTCTGACTGAATATACCCAATCACCAACAGTTGTTGGATCATGATATTTATTTATCACTTCAACAATATCCCCTTCTTGCAAAGGTGTTGCAACTTGGTTTATAACACCAACAAGCGTATTACTTTGATATAAATTTATTACTTGCACATTAACGCCCCTTTCCGACCAAATAACGTTTTTGTTTAGTTTCCAGTAATCTTATCGAACAATTTAATAGCAAATCCTATAGGTAGTAAAACGAACGTACACATAAACATCCCGAATAGAAAATATCCGATATTCTCATAGTTCTCCCTTTGGTAAAAATCACGTACTTTTAGATTGACCATTACTTGTACCCCATTTCCAAAAAAATTTATCCCCATATAATCCAGCCTGCAAATATTCCGGCCAAGAAAACTCCTAATGTACGATAAGCTAACCAAAATAACATTTTAATGATTGCCTCACCAAGATCAGAACCCATTATCTCCCCTCGCTTTTCTACAAAATTCAAATTTGATACTACTTTAAACTCTGGTTCACGATAAACCTAACCTACTTTCATTTTCCTCCTGCATAATTTTCTACATTTGATTCATACTATCCATAGGCTGGTGAATGGCTGAATCTATTGAAACTGAGACCTGAATTTAATTAAACTCCTTCCTTTAACCGAGCAGTTAGCTTTTGCTAGCTACTTGGTTATTTTTTTGTATAAATACTTTACATGCGTACATACTAGAAATACTTGTCTTCTTAATCTGACATTTTTTCCCGCTGGAACTCTTTCACAGGAGTTCCTTTTTTAATTGATTCCCCCACTTCTACACATCCACAGTTACCAATTCAATCGCTTCCTCTGCCGAACGTGCTACACCGGCAATCGCGCCATTCTTTTGCATCATTTCAATGAAATGTTTCTGATCTGGTCTTACTCTGCCTTTTTCATTCTTCACTTCAATAAAAAACATTTTCCCATCTGATTTTCGAAACCCGAATAAATCACTAAACCCTTTCGGCAATCCAGTCGATACCATACGACCATCTGTCGTACGAAATGTTCCCACATTTGCCCGAAATACAATGGCATGTGGATTCAATGCGACTCGAATGGAATTTTGTACGTCTATTTCTTTGATAACAATCAGCTCCTAATCAAAAGTGCGACAGTTTCGAGGGTTTAGACCCTTTTTAAAAAGCTTTATATATAATAATATTTATTTTTTTTATATACTTTTTATCTAAATAACTATCGTAACTATCTACTAAGAGTAAATAAAGTAGATATACCAAGGGTTTAGAGGGTGAGAGGGTTTGAAAAAAACTATCTCCCAACCCTCTGTAACCCTCTACAAATTCCTAATTCCGTTTAAAAATTAGCGTCTTAATTATCGGCTACTGGTATCCCCCTCCACAAACAGGGCATACGGCTAATATCCCAATTTAAAAAATGGTTTCTCATATTCTTCTAGTAGCTTAATTCCTGTATAATGAATAACTCTACCTTTAGATTTGTGGAATTTCTTCCCCATTTCACGACCAAATTTTGTATTACTCATCATATATTGGCCATTCTCACTCGCCCAGTCTCTATATATTTGATACAACTTTTTCGCTTGTACTTTACCCTGCACCTCACGCTCGCAACACTCTTCTATAAATGCTTCGATAGCATCCATTTCGGTGCGATATTCCTCGCGTTGGTCTTGAATGATTTGTGGTTCTTGCAAACCATCCTTACGCCATTTGATATAACCTTCTACAGCCCAATTTAAAATCGCTTTTAACTCGCGTCTTAATTTGTGTTTGAGACGCTTGTCTACCTGTTCTTTCGGTATTTGTACCGTAAACGGAATGATAGCCAACCGTCTCCAAATCCCATCGTCTGTCCCTCGAATAATGGGCTTATGATTGGTAGCCATCCAGAGTTTAAACTGCGGCATAAAATCAAATTCATTTTCATACAAGAAGCGCGCCGTTACCTTATCTCCGCCTGTTAGTTGCTTCACTAACCCTTCATCTAGTCGCACACCTTCATTCGGTTCTGTGGTCGTAACTAACCGTGCACCATCTAATCTCGCAATATCTGAATTCGCCCCAGAACTTTGTTGTTTCACCATAATCGTCTGTGGTTGAATATTCGTCGCGTAGTTTCCAAATATCTCTGTAATCACATCTAAAAACACTGATTTTCCGTTACGACCATTCCCGTGTAAGATAAACATCACTTGTTCTTCTGTAGAACCAGAGAGAGAATACCCGATCGCTCGTTGTATGTACTCGATTAGTTTTTGGTCTCCATCGAATATTTGATGTAAAAAATCCATCCATAACGGACAATCCATTTTATCTGTATACTCTACGGAAGATACCTTCGTAAAAAACTTCGTTTTATCATGTTCGTGTAGTTTTCCTGTTCGTAAATCTAAATAGCCGTTCTGCACATTAAACAAATCTGGTTCACGATCAAATTCATGTGGTTGAATCGGTAGTAAATGTTCGCTTTCTTTAATCATGTTTGTCTTCTTTTGACTACCACGTGAAGATTTCAAATGCTTCTGGAGAGCTTTTGTCATCTCCTCTTCATCCTCTCCCTCCGGCACATAAACGGGCTCCTCTTTCATCTTTTCAATGACCCTGTCCGCAATGTTCTTCATCATTCCTTGTTGGTCTATCATCCAAATCTTCCCGTCATAAAAGTACCAATTCTTACGAATGTAGCTATACCGAATGACTTCACCGTATGTAGGGGTCACGTTATTAAAAGTACAAAATTGTACGTTTAGACACAATTTGGACGCATTTTAGCCAGTTACCTGTACGTTAAGGAACCGGCTAGTATCATTTTATTATTTTTTAACTCGTAATGGTCTTATTGGGATTCATCTCTTTTTTTCTTCCCCTCAATAATTTGTATTTGCTCTAATTTCTTTTGTAATTTAGTAATTTCCTTTTCATACTTCTCTTCCTTCTTATCCATTTTCTCGTAGAGAGATTGGATTTTAAGATTCATTTCCTCTTGTATTTTTTTCATTTCTTGTTGATGTAACTTCTCTTGCTGTAGAAGCTCTTTTTCTTTTTCTAACTGTGCTTGCTCAGCTAGATGTTTGATTTGTTGTTCTTGATATAACTTTAATTGTTCATTTTCTGTTTCATATTTTTTTTCGATTTGCTTAATCTGAACAGTATAATTTTCTGTAAGTTGATTCTCTTTTTCTAGAAATTCTTGTTTTTGTTTTGCTGATTCATTCTCTAAGGATTCTAATTTTGAATCCAATCCTTTCAGCGTTTCCAATGTATCATCCAATCTTGACTTCAATTCCAAATTTTCTTGTGCCATTGGTTGAAGTATAGAAATCTCTGTTTCATATTTCTGAGTTTTTTCCTTTAACTCTGTAATAAGATCCTGAACATGATTTAAATTTGTTTTCGCTTCCTCATATTGAACTTCTAGCTCTTCTTTTTCTTTATTCACAATATCAACTGTATCTGTTGCGGAAGAAAGCTTTTCTTTACATTCTTTTAATTCATTCCTTGTTTCCTGAAGCAATTCTTTATATTGCTTTATTTCTGTTTCGAGCGAAAGTACAGCACTCTCTTTTATATGAACAGATTGGACAATCATATTGTTGAATAGTTCATATATTCTTCGACTTAGATAATCAACTTCCTCAATTTCTTTGGTATATTCTTGATTCGTATCTTTAATCCCTTTCCCTCGCATTGCTTCATATGCTTGCGCTAACCATTCATTCTTTTTCATGCCTGAAGCTTCAATCATTGTATCAATTGCTTCTTTTAAATTTTTATCGACTTTGAATCCCGCTGTCACCTGTTGTTGTTTTTCATTTTCAAGTTCATTCATTTTTATAATATCCCCTCTCTGAGTTAACCTTAATGTATATAAAAACCTTGTTATAACTAAGGTTAACCTAGTTAACTTGAGTTAACTTATTAAAATCATTATACCATATTTTTCAATTGAACATCTAGATTCATCGAAACTCAACTAAAAAGTCCCCTAGATTTAGAGATGCTACAATTTAGAAAATAGGCCCGATACGGCCAAAAAAAGAAAAGAATCCCCTTGTATAAACGAGACTGACCAGGGCAATCATAGAATTAAATAACGTTATAAGGTGATTGATATGTGGAGAAAAGAAGAAATTTTAATCGCTTTGCAGAAGCAATATGTTCCTAAGGATAAAATTGCGAAGGTGTTAACGTTAAATAAGCCTTGGAATCGATATAAACGTGAGGAATTTGTTGACGTCATTTATGAAGAAATGCAGTATAATACGGAATTATTTAATTTATTAAGTAATGCAAGACAACAACAACTAGCAAAAGATGAATATAAAGATTTGTATTTTAAAGATCGGAATACAACACCATCGGCTTATCGGCCTGAAGGATGGCATAATGTAGATTGGATAGAGCAATTGAACAAATATAAAGAAAAAAGGGCTATTAAATAAAAAAGATATAGTATGTCTCTTATCATTTGAAAGGAGATATACTATATCTTTTTTTAAAATGATCAACCTTCATTTTAAATCAACAAAAGCCATTCGTCAGATCAACTATAATGGTTATCGATTCCTTATTTCTCTAGATAACGATAGATTGTTGTACGTGAAACTCCCCATTTCTTTGCAACATCTTTAATAGATGTCCCGTTGTCTACTAATGCTTTTAACATCTCGATATCTTTCGTATGCAACTTTTCAGGCCGGCCACCAAGGCGTCCTCTTGCTCGCGCCGCTATTCGACCAGCAGCGGAACGTTCTTGGATTAAGTTTCGTTCAAATTCTGCAAAGGCTGCAAACAAATGGAACATAAGCTGTCCGGTTGCGCTACTTTTATCCATTGTGATATTTTCTTGCAGACTATGGAAGCTGATTCCTTTTTGATTCAAATCATTTACAATTTGAATCAAATGTTGCATATTACGGCCAAGTCGATCTAACCGCCAAACCACTAACGTATCTCCCGGCCTAACGAACCTGATTGCCTCCTCTAATCCAATACGTTTGTCTTTTACTCCACTTACTTTATCTGTAAACACCTCTTCACAGCCATATTGCCGTAAGGCATCCATTTGTAAATCTAAATTCTGAACCGCAGTTGAAACACGTGCGTATCCTACTTTCATATTTTTCCACCCTCTTTCACTATATAATTGTATCATAACTTGAAAAGAGGGATAATAACTGAACATAGTTTTTGTAATGAGTTTTTGAACATATTTATCCTTAAAAATTGTATAAATAGTTATCTATCATTGTGTGTCCAAAAAATAGTGACTTTCTGGACGTTTTTAGATTATTCTAATATTTAGAGGCGATTCTATATTTACTTTTAGACTTTGTATATTATCAATTATAAATTACATACATGGGGGAACAAAAAAATATGGCCAGACAAGAACTTCTCACGGAAGCACAAAGAAAAGCTTTCTATGAATTACCTGAACACATAAGTGATCGCGATGCGATTCGTTATTATACATTATCAGATGAAGAATTAAAGATTATTCGCCAACAGCGTGGCGCTGCAAACCGTTTGGGCTTTGCGATTCAAATCGCTTATTTACGTTTTCCGGGACGCCCCTTAGCATCGGGCGAAAAAATCCCAGAGTACCTCGTACAGGTTATTGCTAATCAGATTGGCATTATACCTTCTGCTATACATAACTATGCAAAAGGTCGTGATGAAACCAGGCGAGAACATCTTAGTAAAATCCGAAAAGAATTTTATTTTCGTTCTTTTACAATCCAAGAATATCGGGAATTAGCACAATGGCTTCTTCCTACTGCGCTTGGAACTGACAAAGGTTATTTGCTAGTAGAAGCACTTATTATAGAAATGCGCAAACGAAAGATTATTTTACCCGCTATGTATGCAGTGGAACATTTAGCGTGGGCAGTTCGTGAGAGAGCACAAAGACGGACATTCAAACAACTCGTTCAAGGTCTTTCTCCTCATCAGGAGAGACAATTAAATCAATTGCTCTATGTAAGTCAACCAGGGAAACAATCTGATTTATCCTGGCTTCGACAATCACCTGGTGTTGTTTCGATTAAAAATTTTCATGAACTAATGGATCGATTGGAATATATTCAAAGACTAGATTTACCATTAGATAATGGACGGGAAATACATCAAAATCGACTATTACAAATGGCACGTGAAGGATCACGTTATTCTACCCAGCATCTCTCTCGTTTTCACACCTTAAAACGACATGCCACCTTAATGGCATTTCTCATTCATATCTATGCGTTTTTAACAGATCAGGGTCTACATATGAGTGAGAAATTAATTGGAAGAATTTTTAATCGTGGCGAGAAAATACATAAAGAAAGTTTTCAAAAGGATGGAAAAGCCATTAATGAAAAAGTACGACTGTATGCAATGGTAGGAAAAGCGTTAATTGAAGCTAAAGAAGAGAATTTAGAC